TCTCAAACAGAGCTTCCTCAAGCCCCTCAAGAGCACCAGCCGCAATCCGCGCGCGCTTCTCGCGCTGCAAGACCTCAAGTATCTCTTCAAGCTCGCCGTCATCCAGCCTGCCTGCGTTGATTTGGTCCAGTATCTTGAGGCAATCAGCCATCACGACCTCGCAGTGCAAATGGTGGCGGCAGTCATCACTTCGCCGTAAGCCTCGACACGCGCATCAAGCCTAGCAAGATCTGCGAGCACGGCCTCGTATTCTGGTGTCATCTCACCGGCAAACCGCATCTGGTCAATCGCAGCCATGCTGCGCTCAATGTAGCTGTCATAGTCCAACTCATCCCTGACCCTGCTCGCCGCCTCAGAAGCGCGGGTGTTCGCAAGCGGATCAAGGCTGGCCTTACGCGCCACATCCTGCACAGCCCTTGTCGTGAGCCGCCCTGTCTGCGTGTAAAGCCCTTCGATGGCCGTCTCCAGATCCGAGCCGTTCCGCGCCATGATGCTTGAGACGACAGCAACCTCGCCGTCGGTGATTTCCTCAAAGCCTAGTTCGCGCGCACCACGCTTGATGTCATCCCGCCTACGAACCTCGGCCTCAGCCGCATCTTTCGCAGCACTGTACTTGACCCATGCTTTGGAACGTCTAGCATTGCGCGCCGAAAACACGGGTTCACCGCCGAACTCCAGTGTCAACTTGTCAACAAGTTCGCTGATCTTCGTTGTCTTGATGAACCCGGCCTTCTGTGCCTGAACTGCCATCGTCTCAAGCGTGTCGCGCGCACCGGGGTTGTTGACGTTGGCTATCGCAGTGCGCTTACCGGGGGCCGGGACAAACGGTTCCGGGGCAAAACCGATCCCTGCGAGTTTCCCTTCTGATCCGGGCAGAGTGTCGGAAATACCGCCGCGAGAACGCACGAACTCGACCAGTGTCTGTGGCCGCTTCACCACTTTCGGCACCACGACAGATACATCTACGCCCTGATCGAGCACCATCTGGCGCACAGCCAACTCTGCCGTCTTCCGCCCATTCATCTGTTCATAGAACGCTGCCGCCCTAGATGCCTGCGCAGAGATGTCTTGCGGGGTTTTGGTCGCAGCGACAGGAGCGGCAACTTGCGGCGGTTGAGGACCAAGATCAGTGCGGAGAACCGTCTCAGGCTCAGTTAGCTTGCGAACCTCACCAGCATCCACGCCACGCCGAGTAATAACCCCCGCCGCCGCGCCAAGGCCTCCACCGAGAAGCGTGCCCGCGCCGACATTGAGCAGAGCATCACCCATCGTGTAATCGAGTTGCAACTGCCGCGAGAGGCCGTAGTACGCAGTCTCCGTAATCGCAGCGCCGACCGTGCCCTCTACAGCCCCGACAGCCGCGCGCCCCGTAATACGACCGAATCTCGCTGTCGCAGCCACACGGCCCGCCTGCCCGACAACAGGGATGAACGATGAGGCCAAGTCGATAGGATCAGTCGCAGCAACGACAACGCCGCCAAGAACAGCGACGCCAATGCCACTCAACCCACCCGGGCCAGACTCGATAATTGATTCTCTGACGATCTGTTCCTTCTTGTTCTCGTACAACAGGCGAGCAGCGAGTTCCGTAGTCGGGCGCTCAAACTCAAGGAACCCTGCATACTTCTTGTTGAGTTCCTCGACAGAAACCAGACGGCCATCGTCGATGGCTTCCTGTGTCATGGCTTGGAAGGCTACATTGTCCTGTCCAGCCATGCTGGCGAGTTCGTCACGGTATTCCTGCTTGCGGCGCTCATCTGTCGAGTTCATCAACAGGTCTTCAAGATAACGCTGTCTGAGTTTGCGCTCGCGCTGCGCCTCCTTGAACGACTGCATCTGTTCATTTGTGATCGCACCGACCTGCGCCTGACCGACCTCGACCGCCTCAAGGATCAGCCCACCAGTACCCGGCGTTTTGATCGTCTCAGCGAACGCGCGAGTTGCACTGACCGCCTGCCTAGCAAACGCATCAGCGCGGAGAGGTTCGTTGTCTGTTGCGAGCGGTCTTGGCCTCATGGCGCGATAACCTCGACCTGTTCCTCGACCGGGGCCAGCCTACTTGCCAACGCGCCAATCTCGGAGAACTTGACATCGTAGAAGCCGCCAGTTTTGAGGCGCACGGGAAGATACTGGCCGTTGAGATTGTAGTGCAAAACTACGCCATCGCCCTGCCCGTTGTTGAGCCATACACCGTTGTCAGACAGTGCCGCGAGAGATACGCCCATCTCGATTGACGAAGTGATATCTTCTGCGATTTCTTCCGATATTTCAGTCGCGGCTTCACCCGGCAGGAAGAAACTTGCCCCTGACAGCGGTTCGATACCAGCGGCGCGCAAAGAGTCCGGGTCGAGCAGTTGCTCGGTCAGGCTATCAACATCGTCAACATCAAACTGCTGCGGAACGATAAAGTTACCGTGGCTGTTTTGCACCACCCGGTCGTATTCTGGGAAGAAGTTCTCTACCGCGTATTCAGCAGCCTTGAGCGGGTCCATGCCGCGCCGCGCGACTTGTGACACAGCTATTTTCCGAGCGATTTCAACCTCTTCGTTGAGCATCTTAACGGCCTGTCCGTCGCCACCCTCAAGATAGGCTGACATGTAAGGGGCAAGCATTTCACGCACCTTAGCGTCCATGTCCCGAACAGACGTTTGCTCGACCTGATCCGATAGTTCCTTGAAGCTGGTGCTCGCCAGCGTTGCAACATTCTGCCTCAGTGCGGGATCTTGGATGTCCATCGCAATGACATACTCAAGAGGTAGCCCAGCTCTACGGAGTTGCTCCACAGCGTGGTTGCCACCCGGCCCCATGATCGCGCGGAAGTCCGTGAGCGACGTGACGGCCCGCATAGGATCTTCGCTGAGAAGCCGCCCGCTGACATCTGCAACCTCTGCATTGGTCAAGACCGGCACATAGTCCAAGTTGAACTGTGCGCGCAGGTTTTGCCCAGTAGCGATGCGCTGCTCGACATTGGTTGTGCCGTTGTTGATCGCATCCGGGGAAAGGTCGATGGTTGATTGCTTCGTGTAGCCAGACTCGAACGCCCAACCCATCGGGTCTTCTTTCAGCCCACGGTTCCTGTTGTCACGATATCTGGTGAGGAACTCTAGGGCCGTCTTCTGGCTTTCATTCTCCGGCTGGCCGATGCTCTGGATGACGCTATCTAGCTGGCTTTGATTGAGGGGGCGAACCTCTTTAGTCAAAGCCCTCAGTTCGACCAGTGAAGAGTAGGACTGCGAAAGAGATTGAGCCGCCTCTGGCGTGATAGTGCCACTCACAGACTCAATCGTTGCGCCAATTTGAGCGATCTGCTCGTCCGGCACATCACCGCCATCAGCGAGCAAATCAATGTTAGAAGAGATAGCCTTGCCAACATCGGTTGCAGCCTGACGCGATTGTACCGCGATTCTCTCCTGCTCTAGAGTCGGCCCGTCAAGAAACTCAGAGATGCCATTGATCTTGCTGAGAATGGCTACCCTGTCCTCTACGCTCAGTTTCTCCATTAGATTGTAGACGTAGAGACTGCGAGTATCAGTAACCTTGGACGGGTCTTTCTCGGCAACCGCTTCTTGCAGCTTGCTCGCCGCACTCAACGGCATGTCTTGCGTGTCGATCCAACTCATTGCAGCACGAGCAGTGCCCCGCCTTAGAAGCTCATACTCCTGCCGCGTCAGAGCATCAGGATTGCCAAGGCCAAGCTGCCCAAGCCGAGCTGAATCGACCCCGACCTGACCCAGCGCCAAGTTCAGCGTCGCAATGTCGGTTCCGTTGGCGATGTCGTTCTCGGCCTGCGTCAGTCTCTGCTCACGGGCTGCGGCAATCTGACGCTCCATCTTCGCATCAATGGCCCCGCGCAACGCAAACCGCTGCGTCAGTTCCATCTGGCCAAACCGCTCATTGAAGATGGCATTAGCCTTGCGGTCGCGCCCAAGCTCGGACTGGAGACGATTGCGCATGTCGCCGACAGACTGGTTCCAGAGCGGCTTGTCGCCGTCCAGAACATTGCCAACCATGTTGCGGCTTTCCATCTCGCGGGCGGTCGTGCGCAGTTCTTCCTCTGCGCGAAGCAGTGCGTTGTCGAGTTTCTCCTGTGTCGCCATCTCGTAGCGCATCCGAGCGAAATCGCCCATTTGCTTTAGAACTTCGCCAGCAACCGCGCCCTTGCTCAGAGCTTCATTGACGAATGGCTCCATGCTCATGCGAGCGCGGATCGGTTGGCCCGGTGCCTCGTTCGTCGGCGCAGCCTGTGTGCGATAGAGCGGGATTCTCATTATCTAACCCTCGGTGAACCGAACATGCCACTCTGATAGCCAAATTGTGCTGCCTGCCCGATGCTGGATATCAAGCTGGCCCTACCTTGTGACCGCAGAGAAGCAGCCGTAGCGCCCGCCTCCATCCTAGACATCTCGGCATCCAGCCTAGCCCCTTCTTGGGCATCCGTGATCTGTTGGTTCGTTATAGCGTTGTTGAACTTGTCAACCGACAACTCGTACTCGAACTGTCGCGCGTTCTCTCGCAGAACCTGCACGGGCGTGCCCTGCGCAATGTCGATGCCAGCGTAGCCAAACCCGGCTACGACTTCGCCCTGAACGGCCTTGAACTCTTTGCGCTTGAGCTTGTTGCTGATAGCGAGGTTCGAGTTAATGATCTGGCGCTGTTTCTCCAGCAGGCCGATATCACGCTCGATGAGTTTAGCGTTGAACTCGCCAACCTTCTGAGCCGCCTCTGCGGCTTTGTCAGCAGCATTTTTTTGCGCGACCCCACCAGCTACGCTAGTGCCGATCCCTATCATCGTCATTACTGTCAACGGATCGCACATCGCGTCACCTACAAGTCAAACGTGTTGAGGCGCGGATACAGCGCAAGCACGGTCAGCGGAAGCGGCTGAGTTTGGCGAACATAGATCCGATCATCATCTTCAAAGCCGCCGGGGAACTCCACCGTCTTATCGCCCGTATACAGCGGCACAGCCGTATCCATAGACATCGAGCTGTCACGGAAGTACACGCGATCCACGTCCGCACTCGCAGGCCCGACCTCCAAGCCAACCGTCTGATAAAGCCTGAGCGTGATCGCATGGATGCGCTTTGGTTTGCCTTGGCTCGTTCCATCACTCGACCCCGCCTCTAGACGCAGTGTTTCCATCTCGCTTGTGAAGCCATAACCGATAGCCGCCGTCGTCACGTTGAACGCCATAGAGACAGAGCCATTCGAGACAGTGCGATCAGGGTGCGACGCGCCATTCCCAAGGATGCTGACCTCCTCTCCCGGAATATGCCACAACCCGCTCAGAGTGCTCACCGATGAGCCGGAGTACAGCAAGCCGCTGTCCACAAAGTAAGCATCGGTCGTCTGATCGCCGAACTCAAAGTCGCCGAGTATCTCGATGTATCGCTTCGTCTGCCCGTCAATCGTGCGCTTCACGATCATGTACAACTCGTCTTCGCCGCTGTCAGTCGGCAACGTGGCGATGCTCTCGACAACGGATTGCCCACTACTGAACTCGCCCCCGATGACGTGCTTGTGCCATGCTACCACCTGCTCGTCGCGGCGATACGTCATGCCTAGAAGCGTGCCGTCTTCCCGGATGCACCAGACAATGCTGTCAGGCTCTTGCTGATAGACCAGCGTGGTAATCCCGCCCTCAGTGATGTGCTCGGCCAAGATCGTCATGTCCGGGGCCTGATAGCCCGCCACATCGACCTCGCCGACATAGCGGAACTCACGCACCTTCCTGTTCCCGCGCTGGAGAAATAGCGTCACATCGGCCACTTGGACGGGCTGCACAGTCGCAGTGCCATAGTTCGAGTATTTGCGGATCTGCGTCGTCGTTGGCGTCACAGGCCCATCGTTCGTAGTGGTCAGCACATACTCGCCGCCAGATGTCCCGATCATCAGAACGCGCGTCGCAGAGAGAAAGCGGATGGCGTTCACTTGGCTCGACGCAATCGTGTAGATCAGCGCGTCATCAGCCAGCGTTCCGACCGTGAAGTTGAGATAGTCCGCACTCTTCGAGAACCAGATCGTCTGCGGGTTGTTGTTGGTGCCTGCGAACACCAGCCGCTGCTCGAAGAACGTCACCACGCTCGGACGGTTGTTGCTGCCGCTCAGGCTCGGTGTCGGGCTTCCCGTGATGGTGGCTGTCGCCAGCGTCCAGGCATTGTGGTCAGTGCGCGAAAGCGTGCGGATGTCGTAGGTCGGATGCACCAGATACATCACGTCCGCACTCTGGGCGAAGTTCAGCGCGGGCAGGTTGGCCGTCGTGTAAGGCGTCGTGATCTCGTAGATCTTGTCAGCCGTGCCGCCGCTCGTGAACGTCGTGAAGTTGGTCGTGTCGATGGCATTGCCGAATAGATCGGTCAGTGTGAACGTGTTCGTCGTGACGTTGGCAACGCGGAAGTTGCGCCCGTTCAACTGGGTCATGCCGCCGACGCCGATGATGTAGATCTCGTCCCCATTGGCAAAGCCGTGGCTGTTGGACGTGATGACACCGGGGTTCGCCTTCGTGATCGCCGTGATCGTCTTCGGAGCGCCGGTCAGAACCTGCAAGCCGTTGCGATACACCCGCATGTATTCGTTGCCGAACTCTAGGATGTAGGTGTCGCTCGTCTTGAACTGGAACGGGATCAGCCGCGTGTAATTCGCACTCGACTTGACCTCGCCGAGAAACTCGGTGCCCGGACGACGCGCCACACCGCCATGAGGATGCACGACCATATTCGTCAGGTCAGCAAGCCCCTCACGGTATTTCTCAAGATTGACCCGCCCTTCAAGCCGGGGGCTGATCTCGCCTGCGGTGAAGGACGATAGTGCGGGTGCAGAGCGCGCCATCAGAACCTCGATTCGATGAAGTCGCTGGCCTCCAGCCTGACCGTCGCACCCTCCGTCGCGTCGATGAAGCGGGCCTCTTTCAGCTTCTCAGCGTAGAGCGATGCCGCGATCTGCACCACGCTCGTTGAGCCGGTGATAGCATAGGCAGCTTCCGTCGCCAGACGCGCAGCCAACACGCTAATCAGACCGGGGCTGTATTCATTCGGGTCGGTGATGAGCGCCACATATTTGAGCCTCACACGCGCGCTGTTCGTCAGAATCTTGCGCCCCTCGACAACGAACACGGGCAGGCCACCGTCGCCAATCATGTTGTCCCAAGGATAGGCCATCGAGCCGTTGTCGAACTCCAGCACGCGCAGGCAATACGGGTCCGTCGGCAGGGGATACTGGTAGCTATAGCCGAACAGCGGCGTGGACGTTTCCTGCGCCAACTCAGCGCGGCGGATCAGGCAGTTCCACGGGTGGTTCGAGAACACATCCTCGCGCACGCTCTCGAAGAGCTGGTTCATCACCCGCGCGGCCTTGGAGTTCTCGTCCAGGCTGACGATGTTAGACGCCCCGATGATGTTGAGCGCGTTGTTGACAATGCTCACGTTGCTGCGCGCCATCGCTCACCTCCGGGTGGTGTGGGGGCGGGTTTCCCCGCCCCTCACAAATCAGTTCACGACGTACTCGATGATGAACGACAGGTCGCCCGCCACAGCCGTGCCAGCCGTCGCAACGGTGCACGAGACGTAGTAGAGGCCCTTCGGGTCAGCCGAGACGCCGCCATCCTGCCAGACGCGCTGGCCGGTCTTGTCGATGTTGCGCTGCTCGAACGCATAGTCGGTGAAGACGGTCGCCGCCTGACCGAGCGTGATCGAGGTCGCGTAGCAGTCCGCATCAACCGCAACACCAGCCGTGGTGTGCAGGCCAACGTGCCAAGTCAGCGAGGTCGTGCTGTCGAGGTCGTCAGATGCGAGACGGATCGCAGTGATGGACGCATTGGTCGGGATCGGGGCGAGCATGACAATGTCAGCAGCGTCCAGATCGCCGGTTGCCAGCGCCACAGTGCCCTGCGCGATACGCAGAACGCCGTGAAGCTGATGCGCCGGACTCATCTCCTGCGGGGAAGCCTCGAAGTTCGAGACAAGGGTGCTATTCTTGGTGCCCATGATCTCTACTCCTTACTCGTTGCAAGCGATTTCGACGACTTTGGCTTCTTCCATGCGGGTCGCGCCAATGCTCATGCAGTAGTAGACCTGCGTTGCATAGGACTTGTCCGCACGCTCGTCGATACGGGCGACCGGCTCTTTGCCGACAGCCAGCTTGAGACCGTCCATCGCCCAAGCAATCACACGACGATCATTGCCACCGTCCGTGGTGAGCGGCAGGCGGTTGGTCGTGATGAACTTGAAGCCGACGTAGGTATCAATCTCGCCCTTCACGAGGGCGCGCACCGTGTTGTAGTCCGCCGACGTAACCTCGGTGTCGCCAAGAAGATCAGTGATCTGCTTGGGCG